CCATAGCTTCCAATCCATTTTTTCTAAGTATGAGTTGATTCTTTTTAATTCAATCAACATCATATTAATTTGATCATCTCTTGTCATTATTCCTCCGTAGAGTTATTGATAGAATTGTCGATCTCTTTAAAACTGTAACCATTTTCTTCACCGATTAAACGAACCATGTTCATAATCATCCAAAGTTTCCAATCAACCTGATGCATGTATTGATTGAGAATGTTTACCTTTTCATTTAACTTGAGTAAGTTATCAGAATCTAAACCAGGCGTACTAGTTTCTGCACTGGTTGTTGGTGCCTCAGAAGCTTCTTCCTTCTTCTTTACAGGCATAAGTTTCTTAGTTGCCATTTTTACCTCGTATGTCCAGGGAGAATATAGTTATACACACCGATGCCACTGTCGATGGTAATCATACAAGCTACTTGACTGAAGTGAACAGTGCACTCACCGCTCATACCAAGTTTAAGAATACTCAAAAACTTGTCAATAGGCCAAGCATAGCCTTCTTTCATAGAACCAGTAACACCTTCAGCAAATGTCATTTTACCAAAGTGACTGCCACCTACGTCACTGCCAAATACGAAAACTAAATTACCGTTTTCTGTTTTAACTGTGAATGTTGGTTCAATGCTAGCATAGATACCAGCCTTTTGTGCCATTTCACTGACTTTGCTTTTCTTTGGCTCAAACTCAACTTCCCACTTGCTACCTTTAAAGCGGCTAGTAGTTAGTTGCGTGTCAATGATTTCTTTGCTCATTAAACGATAACGGTCATTGTTACCGTCTGCGTCTTTGAATACCAAGTAGTCAGGAATAGTTTCACCATTCTTATCCACTGTTGATACTTCTACTTCAGAACCCTCTTTGTTGTAGAGTCCTACGATACCATTTAAGAAACCAAGATTGCCTAATCCCAGTTCGCCTTCCAGTTCAGGCAATGGCTTTGTTAGTTTTGCTTCCAAAACTACGTTACGTTTGTCATCACAGGTCCAGACTTCTGTGGCACTTGCATCACCGGATAGTTTTGCTAGTTCAAAGAAGCCGAGGCTGGCTGTGTGTCGCACGATATCAAAAATTGCGTCTTTCAAATTAATTCTCCTTTAAGAGATTATAGTATATTTAGACAGGATTGTCTAGTGTCTGCGTAGCCAATGTTACCAAAACATAGGCCGGACATTTTTGTGTAAGATATTTAGTTTAGCCAAACAAACTTTCAAAGGTATTTTTCTGTTCGCTGGCTCTAATATCCCAGTCAAGAACACCAATTAAGTTTTCCACCTTGTTATCGATAATAGTCGATTCCATGGCGGCATCATCAAATGGCATTTCTTTGGTAAACCATTCTGGCAATCTCATCTCATCGATTGGATATGCAATACTGGTTATTCCCATTGGATTTGGTTTAAGTTTACAGACAATAACTTTCATACCGTCTACAATATCCATACTGCGGAAGTCGCCGTAGGCTTTCTTAAATCTATTCCAATTGATAGCTGCCATAGCATGTCCAACTCCGCACTTACCAGTCTTTGCAAAGACTTCGGTGTGCTTGGTTAAGTTGTTAACACGCTTGGGAGTACCTTTTTCATAGCCAGGACGTTCTTTGAACTTAGTTCTAAATTCATTGATAGAAGTATTCACTTCATTGACTCCTTCGCCCTGTAGTACTTGCAATAGAATCTTTTCCAAGAAACGTTGCATGTATTCTGGTGTATCTGCTCGCTTAAGGTCAAGGCCCATGGCCTTAACTTCACCGGGCTCACCATCCTTGTCCTTGCGTTTACCTTCTTTATCATAGATAAGAACAGCATAACGCTTTTTAGTAATGAACAAGCCTTTACTGGCAACAACTTCTCGACCAGCTTTAATAATCTCACCCAAGTTCGCCGGAGCATTAAATGCTGTATTCATAAACAATGGGAAACTATCGTTTACCTGTTCAGCCACAGCATCATATAGCTCAATAACTTTGTCTTTGCCCCACTCAAACTCGCCGCTTTCAATTTGTTTCTTGAAAACAGGATAAGCACTAAAGTAACAGGAGTCAGTATCACCATAGATAATACTTTGACCTAAGTGATTATATTCTCCGGTGAATATTACATTAACCTGACTGGCCATATGTTTGGCAACACAACGACCTGTTAGCGTGGTACTCTGTCCTAGTCGCTGGTCGAAGAACCTACTGCCTGCGTTAAGCAAAGCGCCATACAAGCTGTTCAAATTAATCTTCTTAACTAACTGTCGCTTATCCCAGTACTCAAACATATCACTGCCATATGCTTCTTTGGCCTTGGCCTGTAGTTCTTTACGTTCAGCGTACCAGCGAGTCAGTAAGCCTGGAATAATACCCTGTTGTTCATAACTAAACACTGTGCCATTGGCACTTACAATCCAGGGATTGCCGCTTAGGAAGATTAAGTTATATGCTTCTGCCGCAGACATTTCTACACTGCGTCCATCTTCCCAGTCTATGATAACATCATAGCCTCGATCCTTGCGCATGATAGCTTCGTATTCATAGACAGCAAATTTACCGTCCCAGAAATCTGCAAAGCCATTACCGGCCGCCAGCCAAGCAGTTAGTTCCTGCTTTGTCTGTACATGGCGCACCTGTCCAATAATAGACTCAGTGCTCATGTTAAGAGCACGTAGCAAACTAGGATACAAACTGTTCAAGTCCATGCTTCCAATCCAGTCATGCATACCTTTCTTTGGGTAAGCAACATACGCACCAGCCGCTTGTGTTTCACTGTCAGCACCACGCTTCTTATCAGGAACAATAAGTCCCCTTGCGTGTGCCTCATTTACAATAGCTTGATCAGTCATTGCCACCGCGCCCATTGTTGTGCGTAGTGTAACTGTGTTTGCGTGTGCCAATACATTAACCAAGTCAATGTATTGTAGTTTGGCATCCATCTTATACAGTAACATAGTATCTTGTCTGTTATAAGCAATAAACTTTTCAAAGTCATTGTTATACAGTTGATCCAATGTGCCTTCGTATTGTACTTTGTTTTCACCTAGCTCGATCTCACCTACATAATCTAGTCGATATGTATGAAGTTCATGATAGGTATATTTACGATACAAGTCAAGATAGTCTAAGTGAACACGACCAATAAAGTCATATGTTTCACTGATCTTACCATACTTCTCAAACTCTCTGCGAACTGGTTTGGCATTCCACAAGCAGAATCTACGGCAGTGATCTGCACCCATTAACCTTGCTATACGATTAACTGTGTAAGGAACGTCATAGCCTTCACTGTTCCAACCACTGATAATATCAGCATCATCCAGGATAGTTAGGAACATATCCAGCATGTCTACTTCACTGTCACAGAGAATAGTATTCTCAAAACGTGCGGCAATATCCGCTGCCTGTTCCCTGGGCATTTTTTCTGGCTTAATAACTAATGTGATTAATTTATCCAACCAACCGCAGTGTACAGATATGGCAGTAATAGGATTGAAAGGATCACTGGGATCAGCAAAGCCTTTCTTTAGGTCAAAAGCAACTTCAATATCGAAGAACGCTTTGTTTAGTTCAGGCGCATCTGAATTTAAGTAGTTTGTTTCCAGACAACGATTAAGTGGCTTGAGATCACTTTCATATAGACGCTTATGTCCATATACTCGCTTTTCTTTGTCAAATGCTTTATTAGTGGCAACGGCAACTTTGCTAAGTCGCTCACCGCCAATTGACTTGTATTGCCCTTTGGGATCTTGATAGTAGAAGACATAATGTGCTGGAAAGGTTTTAAACTTTCTAACTCCATCTACTCGTTCTACTACATTAATCAGGTCTTTTTCTTTTACGTAAATTGCGTCAATGTAGCTCATAGTATATTATATATTCCTGCAATATAGATTATTGTGATTATAAGTTCAACAACGAACAGACTCCATTTGCGCCATATATAACCAAGTATCATCCAACCTAAATTTCCTAAAAAACTTAGCCAAATGTTTAAAGGGTAAACATTATAGCTGGTCAATGCTACGCCAACAATCAAGACGATTGTACATAGCCATTCAAACCAGAACTGCCAAGTTTGTTCTTTTAGGAATTTAATCAACGATGACCTGCAATTTCCAATACTTCTTCAACTTCTGTGAATGCTTCTTGCTCTTTGGCAAACTCATTCTTAAAAGCGATCTTCATAGCTTTTTTAAGTACACTGGGTTTGATATCGATTTCTTCGGCGATACTTTTGATAGTATCATTCAAACCTTCATTGAGTGCATTGACTTCACTCATTACTTGAATGCCTTCGGCAAACAGTTTTTTAATTTTGGCTTTTTCATCGCCACTGAACATACGCGGGTCCATAGTAACTCCTTTGTTAAGTTAGACTATTATAGACTAACTGCGCCGTGAAGTCAAGGTGTTTGAGTGAATAATTCGATTTCTTTTTGGCGTTGTTTAGCCATTGTGTCTGATCTACGTCCAGATTGGATAACCCATCTAGCTAGTTCAGTGGGCACAGATTCAAATTCATTTTTGTTGATAACCTTGAGTAGTGTACTGTTTTTAAATACATCTACTCCTAGATTATCAATAAATTCTTCCAGTGCCAGGATTTGATTTTTATTGAGTGTTGTTTTAACTAACTCTTTTATTATTTGTTTTGAAGTCATTAACCACGTTGTTTAAGTATTGATGTCAACATCCAAGCATGTTTTGCATGTGCATCTTGTCTCTCTGCCATTAGGTTGGATAGTGCATAGTTACCTGCGGCTTCAGATAGTCTATAACAATCAACTATGCTTGCCAGTACTACTGCATTATCTGCTAATAATTTTTCCATCATAGAACGTGCTGTGGGCATTTCTATTTGATCTTCTAGATCTGTTAACTGACTAAATCTAGAAAAGCTACCAGGAGCGTATGCACCCAGTGTGCGAATACGTTCTGCTATTACATCTACGCTACCATAAACTTCTGAATAGACGTTGCCAAAGAAGCTGTGGTACTGTGGAAAGTCGGGACCTTCTACGTTCCAGTGAAAGTTTTGTGCCTTTAAACTAAAAGCATACTCGTTTGCTAGAACCTTCTTAAGTGCTTGTACTAATTCATCCATGTTAATCTCCTCTGTTATAATATTTACTTCTGACATAGATCAACATCCAATACTTTATACTGTCCCATACTTCTTACTTACGGCTTTCTGCCACGAATCGTAGAGTTTCAATCCACTCACGAACTTTCTTAGGACGACCACGACCACGCTTAGGTGCATTTGCATCTGGTAGTGGGTTCTTACGAGGACGACCACGGCTTTTCTTAGGAGCATTTTCATCAGGTAGCGGACGAGTACGTGGACGACCACGACCGCGTTTTTCTTTTTCTTCACCATCACCCGTGTTGTCATCATCTTTGACATTCTCTGGGTCATCACCACCATAACGCTTGGTACTTCTGTGTACTTGACCAGTTTTAGTGTATTCTACTTCGCCCTTACTTGTTTTTTTCTTGTCGCCTACTTTTGTACTATTGCTATAAGATAAGTTCAACCAAGGATTTTTTCCTTCGAAAACACTGTCCACGCTTTCAGTGACATACTGATGCGCATCTTGTTCGAAACGTTGTGAAACCCAATCAAAAGGATCAGCGTCACGTGCTTTAGCAACACCATAAGGCATTTCACCATGATCACTATAATAGTCAAACAATGCATGATATAGATCACTGTCTAAGTCATGTCCATTCATAAAGTTTTTAACTTCATGCTTGAAACGATTAGTAATGTGTTGTAATGTTTCTGTGTTTTCCACCATGTGCATACCAGTACTCTCGCCCATGCCAGGTTGACCAATACGTTGAGCGGCAGCTTGTGCCATTTCAGGGCCACGATTTCTAGACAGCATATTAGCCATAGGCTGCATTAGTTTATGGAATCCAACTGGATCTGCTAGTGCATGTAAGAACTGTTCTTGTTGTCCGTTTTGTAGAGCACGTTTGTATAATCCATAGATGAACCTTGCTTCTGGGTGTTCCAGGGTAACAGGTTCATTGCCCAGCATAATTTCAGCATCACCACCAGCTGTAGCCGCTTGAGCAATATTTTTTAGGTTGTTTGCACCGCCTAAAATGGGACTTTCGAAAAGTTCAAATAATTTCATGTTCGTTGCCTTTGTTTATTCTTGATTAGATCCGTGCTCTAATACATTTAACTTATCTTTTTTAGCTTTAAGTTCTTCTGATTCTTTTTTTGCTCGCTTACGAGTCATAGCCATGTTGCGTTTCATGGGTACTGCAAATATATTGCCTGCAGGTGCAGTAGCAAAACCACCACTGCTGATACCACCTACGCTGCCATCTTCGCTGATAAGTTCTTTAATTTTCATAGTTATATTTATGTGAATTTATTCGATTTAATTATTTAGAACTAGAGGCTACATCGTCAAGCAACGGTCCTTTTTCAATAATGTTTCTAACATAGCTAGATCCATCTTCTTTGAATTCATTTTTAGCTCTAACAGTAATTAACACCTTGCCTGAGTTAGCATCTTTGATCTGTAGTTCAGGCATTGCCTTAGTGCCAACGTACTCTGAAGTCAAGTCTATCTCTCGTAACTTGCTTTCCAGGGCATTGAATCGCAATATTTTGTACTTGCCTTTGCTACCTAACTGTACTATACTAACACCAGGATCATTTAATGTAGCGAAGTATGTAATAGCATCTGCAACATTTTTAATTAAATCGTATTCTTTAACATCGTCATCGCCTTCGACTTGCATAGCAATATAGTCTGCAATTTTAGCGTACATAGCACCCAGTGCTTCTACAGGATTTTCATTGTACATTTCAGTATAATGTGATTCTAGTGCATCTACATTAATACCAAACATACTCCACAGTTTCTTCATACTGGCAAACTCTATACCACCTACTTGTCCGAACTGTTTGACAGGTCCAACTTTAAGGCTGATAGACAACTTACCACGTTTCATTTGTTTAGTTTTGTGATCTAATATTTCCAACTCAATGTCTGTTTTACGTTCTGTTTCACCGCTGACGCCATCGCTGACAACACGAATAACGTCTGCTTTACCGTTAGTGTAGAAGTATCTACTATAACGTGTAGCGTGGCTACTGTTAATATAAGAAGTTGCACTGTCAACTAACTCCTGGAAATCAGGATGTTGCTTGGGATCTGTTAATGCGGCATAGGGTGCAGATTTTAATCTTAGCACAAACGTGATATGATCTGCAATTTTACTGCCTGAATCTTTGACGTCAATACTGTATTCGTCGGTGTTACTTTGCTTTAAGTTATAGATTACGTTCCAGACGTCGTTAGTTGCAACCGTTCCAATACCAGTACCAGTTTCTCTGGCAGTGAACTTAGCAAACATTGCGGCACCTAAAATACCTTCTGCGATCTCGCCTCTGTTGGCTGTAGGGTTTACAAAACTCTTTTCGATAGCACCTTTTGTACCTACAATGGTAAACATATTGTTCTTACTATCAATCATATTGATAATGTCAGAACCTGTGCCCACAGTCAATGTTCTGCCTTCAATTTTATTTTTGCCGGCGGCTACTTTAATCTCACCACTAAGATCTACGCCTATTTCTGCAGCCACTGTCTTTAACTTTTGGCCTGGCGTACCGTCACTGATTAATAGTGTATAACCAACGGGTTTATCAAACACACTGGCTTCATTGAGTTGTATAAGTTCTAAAATCTTCATAATAGTTTATTTACCTTCGGTCTTACTTTTACAACCTTCCCAGAAGCTGGGATGTGTACCACTTCCAGGACAATCGTATTCATCGTCTATGCCTTTTTCACTGGCCCAGCGATATCCAGCTATATGCCCACTACAATCTTTGGTGCAACGATAACCTTTATATGTAAACCCAGCTGGTGCTTCTGCGATGTCTTTGATTTTCATGAGTTACGTCCCATCAATGCCATAATACTGGCATACTTGTTATGTCTGTCATCTAGGCCTTTTAATCCAGAATTAATTGGCTTAGTTACTTGTGCTGTATCATTAAAGTTACTGACTTTTGGTGCTACTTGATTCTGCCAGAACCATACTGCTACCTTGGCGGCAACATCTGGACGTTCAACTAGTTCTGGTTGTGCCTCCAGTGGTAAACCCAGTGCCTGCCCAGCACGTTTGTAATTGTCTCTGCCAGTAAGTTGTATATAACCTCTGCCGTGATACTTGGCGCCGTCACCTGCTTGTTTATTGCCTAATATTTTTGCTTTACGTGGATTGTGTTTAGGGTCGTATTTTTTAAAATCCAGTCTACCACCAAATTCTTTTAAGCTAGTAAAGTTAGCAGTTTCATGAGCGCATTGTGCCACAAACTGTGCCAGCTCTTTACCCTTCATACCTGCCGCTTGTGCTGTTCTTATTAGTATCTTTGCTTCAGGCTTTAATATAAGTTTAGTAGCATATTCAGCATTACCCTGAACTTGTTGTGTTATTGCTGGCTTCTGTTGTGGCGCCGATTTGGCATCAGCTGCCTGTGGCGATAATGCGGCTGCACCTAGTGCGGCACCCGCCACCCAGTCCTTCCAGCCTTCTTCCAGATCTTCAAGTATTTCAGATTCGTTTTTAGCACGGCCGCTTTTCATGTTAGCGCACCAGTGATACATTTTAGCTTTCTCACCTGATGCGTTTTTAGCTCGTTGTCGTAGATCTGTAACTGATCCTGAACAACTTGCACCCGCACGTTTGACACGTCCAGGTCTACTTTTGCCTTTTACTTTACCATCAGCAAAGTTCTCTGCTACTGGTGGTATTGGTTTAATTCTGCTTAATTCATATATTACTTTGTTGCCAGTGTCAGCACGAAAAGCTCTAAACCCCCAAGCTCTTGCATAACGCTGAACTAAACTGTCATACAATCTTGCTCTGCTTTGTGCGTTCTGTCCTTGTTCAACTTCTTTACTGGCTGAAAAGATAACTTTATTGGGCTTGTATTTCTTAATAAACTTTTGAATAGCTGTTAACACCGTGGCAAACACACGTTGTGCATCACCTTCACCTGTTACTTCTTGGCTGTTATTTCTATAAAACTCAACATTCCATGCTTCTTCTTTATCCTGATTATATCCCTTGTTGAACATAATACTTAGATAAGTACCATCATCTAATTTAGCTAGTGCGTCAATATCACCGTAATCACCTGCTTCCCATTTAAGTTTATAAGGTTGATCAAATGCTTCTACTACTTTCACTGCTTCACGTAGTGCAGATTTAGATTGTGCTTTTTCCAGACTATTTCCGCCTTCCATGACGGCAAGCTCGTAGTCAGTAAATGTACTTTCTACTTTTACTTCAGTACTCACATATCCTGGAATAAACTCGCTGGCTTTCATGCATTTTCCTGACCACTGATGGCGCTTCTTGTATTAACGTCTGTGCGTTCGTAACTTCCACTGTCGCTGATGTTTTTGCCTGTAACACCCATTAATTTGTCTGCACGGGCAATGGTTTCCACATCTGCATCTGTGTAACCTACTAGGCCGACATTTTCTGACCAAGCACTTTCCTGTGCAAAATCTTCGGCGCTTTGATCTGCTGCCGCCGCAGCCAGTGCAACACTATATCTATACTGCATATATACGTCGGTGTTTCTTAGTTGATCAATAACTCTAGCATTAGGTATAGCCGCAGCCACTTCACCGGATAATGGTCTTACAGTACCATAATTCTTTTGGGACGTATGCTGACTTTGTCCGTCGTCTTCGTTTAATAATTCTAGTAATCTCATATATTATCCCATTATCGGTAGAACTTCAAAGTTACCGCCTCTTCCGTTCTGCCTCATCCAGTCAGCGGCTACTCTATTTGCATCTGCTTGACTGTTACCTATACCACTAAACCTGTATACTTCTCTGCCTAGTCCGTCTAATACTTTCCAAGCACCAGTAAAGCCACCGCTGGCACGTTGTCGCTGTAGGTCTTGTGTGCTACCTGGAGTAGGTGCCTGTTGGGCAGGAGTAGCAGGTGCAGGTTGAGCAGGTGTTTTAGTACCCAAACGCCTAATACCAAACATAGCAGTAGCCTGCGCATTGGTTAGTCCATGTGGACCATGGTCAATGTAATCACTTAAGAATACTTCTGCCGCTTCATCATCGTCAACCTTGGGTCCTGCAACTTCCAATGAGTTGCCAGTTTGTTTGTTATAAATTTCGTAGCGATTTGTTTCAAATGGACGTATAGGCTTGGCTTCTACGTTAGTTGCTTTCGCCCAGTCTGGATATTCCACTTTACCTTTTTGTATAGCTTCTTCTTTGCTACTGGCAACAACTTGTACACTGGCACCGTAGCCAGGACGGCTGACACTCCACCAATATTTTTTACCACTGGTAGGATCTTCTGCTTTGACTTTGCGTTCTAATTGTGCTTGACGTACAAAGCTAACTAGAGCCTGCTTGGGTAACTCACCTGCGGCGTATTGTGCAAAGTATGTTAGTGTACTTTTACCTTCTTTGGGGTTTAGTATCTTGTAAAGTTTCTTAGCGTATTCTTGTTTATATTTTGTTTCGTCTACAGCGGCATCCATGGCAACAACGAAACGTAATAATGTGTTTTCAATCTTATCAAAGTTTTCATTTAACCAATCGCCACCAGGACTACGGAATTCAATGTATCCGTTTTTTGTATTAACGCTGGTATATTTTGAAGTACTACCGTTGTGTATAATCTTGGCTGCACTGGTATTCAAATGGTCTTTCATTTGATTAAGCAATGCTTCTGCATCATCGGGACGTTGCACAATGGCGTCCTTAACAATCTTCAATGCACTCTTAGTGTATGTATTACTCTGACGTCCAAACTCTTTGAGTACATATTCGTCGCCCATTAATACTGCAAGTTTAACATAGTCCAGCTTGGACAAATCACCCTGCCAGCCAGCTACGCTGACGTTAATATGTAAACCTGTGCTATCATTTGTATAGCAACCTGTTTTGTCTGCCCATGCTTTGACTTTTTTCAAGTCATCTAATAGTTCTGTAATAGGCAATGCAGGGCTAACAAATTCTAAACCACCGTCACTGTCGTCATTGGGTTCATCTAAACTGCCATCTGGTTCCACTACATAATGCAATGATGTAGCACTAGGTCTTGCCACACTGCCACTGTGATAATTTCCACTGGCTTCTACACTGCGACCTATAGCACGACTAAAGCTATCTGCGGCATCTTCTACACTGACTTCACCGCCAGTATTTCCGTTATAGTAATGCGGCCAAGCAATATCGTAATTGCTTTCAACGTCTTGCATAGTACTGATACCAGCAGAATCCAGCCATTCGCTTTCCAAGTCTGCTTCACTGTTAAAATCGTCTTGAGCATTTTCTCTGGCTTGATCATACCAATAATTACCATAGCCTTCTTCGATGACTTTGTCTGTGGCATCAAGATATGATTGTTTGTCAATGGTGTCTGGATAGTTGTCTGCGTCAAGTTCAATGCCCAATATTTCTGCAATTTCTTCAGTACTGGCATTGTCTTTAAGATAGTTATATACAAACTCTGACTCATCGCTTTCCCAGCGGCTATCAAACTCTGTACCTAACCACTCCCAGTAGCTTTCCTGCATTTGTTCACGCAATCGTTCTGCATCTCTGCGGCTATTGTAATCACCGTCATAGAAGAAATCATAGGCATCTTGAATACTGCTAATGCTTTCGTCACTGTCATAGTCAGCTTCGGAATAATAATCATCGTCTGCCTGTGCGGCACCAGGAACATACATCTCAAATTCCATGCCAGCACGAGCATCAATATCGGCAGCCAGTGTTCTGAGACTGCTGGGACTCATGTTAATTTCACTTAATAGTGCTTCTTTGACTTCTAAATATTTCATCTGTGTGCCACAACTTTCGTGCTAATAGTATATTTATTGTAATAATTATTAATGTCATGGATCGCAGATTTGTAGTTGTCAAAGATCCAGTGATATAGATAAAACTTTAACAAGTTTGTTGAGTCCTTGTTAAACTTAGTGGCATTTACCCGTGCTATTGCCAGCACAGGATAGCGATGCTTTAGTTCACTGATAATTGCTTCATCGTAGCCGTCTACGATGATGTCAATGGTTGTATAAGTTTGATCTATGTGTCTTTTTGCCATTACTTGCTTGATAAATCTCGCAGTCCATTTTTCTGTAACCAAAGCTCATATGCTTGTTTACTGGCAAAACGCTTATCCTGCACCTTGGCACCAGGTAATTTATTCTTGTTAAAGAAGTCACGCATCTGTGCCAACTTAGTTGGATCTTTGGCGTCATCATTGCCAGCAAAATAGTCACGCATAGTGGCTAGACTTGCTTCGTCGACTTCTTTGGCAGGTTGATCTGGATCATTAACAGGTACATTTTTGTACACACGTTTTTGTGGATCCCAAACAGTTTTTAATGGGCCTTGTTTAGCACGTTGGCCTACACGTTTAACTATTTCGTCCCAGTCAGCACCAAAGTCCTGTTCAGCTTCACTGACGCTTTCTATCTTGGGATCGATACCCTGTTCCTTTTGGCTTTGTAAGTAATCCCAGATGCTTACCAACATCATTTCAGCTTTGGCGATTTTTTCCTGACCCCACTCTGGCAAGTTATCCTGATCTTGAATTATTTTTAACAATCCAGCAACGGCTCTACCTGTAGTAAGCAAGTTGCTTCTAGCCATACCCGCTTCGTCATCATATTCACCGTTGAAGTCTTCAGCTTCGCCTACTAAGCGACCTTTGTATGGATGTTGCTTAGTAGGTTTAGCTAATACTTGTCCAATAGGTTTAGCTTTCTCTTTGCCACCTACTTGTCCCACACGCTTTTGATCTGAATCTAGACTTTCAGTTGCAGGTTTTACAGGAGGCTTAAATCCAGGCTTTACAGGAGGTTTAACACCAGGTTTTACATTAGCTTTTTCAGCATCTGCTTTTTCTTTTTCAGCTTTGGCCTTTTCAGCATCAATTACTTTCTGCTTTTCTGCATCTAACCAACCCTTGTTGTGTTTTTCCAAATAGGCTTCTGCCTCGTCAGGCTTCATCTTAGTTTTCCACTCTTCGGCTCTCCAACGGAACACAGGTTGTTTCAAGTAAGAACTCTGAGCATGTAAATTCATAAACTCTAATACGTCGTTTTCGTCACCTACATGTTTTTCTACCCAACGTTTGAATCCAGCACGTAAACTATCTTCGTCTGCGGCAAATAAGTCTTTGACGATTTGTACTAGTGATGGTGTCGCCATAACCCCAGCCACCGCACCGTTTATTGCACCATATGCCGCAACCTCTGCACTTAAACCAGCCAATGCCGCAGTGATGCCACCCATAGATGCAATTATCGGGGCTAATAGTCCAGCGTATGCCAAACCACCACCCACTGCACCAACCATAATCATTGGGAACACTTTAGCAGTTGTGCGTCCAAGCCAACGTATTACCGTTGCGCTCATACTTGTTGGATCAAGTATCTCATCAACCTTCTTGGGTAATTTTTTATAGTTTGTATTTTTGTCTGCGCTGTGGAATTCCTTACCTACTTCTTGACTGATACCAACCTTTTTAGCAAACTCTGGATTGTTGGCCACGGCAGCCATAGTACGGAATTGTGCTTTACTCACTGATTTTTCATCTAGCACAGATTCTTTAACACAGTTGTTGACTCTTGTATCACTCTTCATTTTAGTTCCTTGTTTTTTATAACCCTTCCAGCACTTAGCGTCTAGGCGTTGTTTTTCTTCGTCTAATTCTTTGTTTTTCTTTTTATTGATTGCAATAGCGGCTTGTTGCGCTGGTTTTGCAGCCTCACTGGTTTTTCTTGTCTGTTTAGGACCTTTGCGTTCTTTCCAACGCTTGTCTGTACTGCAATAATATCTACCATAGCCTTCTGCTACGTCTTGCTTGTTATTTTTTAAGTAATCATATAATGCACCAGCATGATATGCTTCATCTATATCAGCACCTTCGGGATCAATGTCGTCTACTCTTAATCCTAAACGCTTTAGTAAAGGCATTAATTTACTTTCTTCTTCCTCACTGCCAAAAGCAATAACTGTCTGTGGTTGACCTTGACCAAATTCACTGGGATCAGCATCATCTAAGTCGCTGATAGTCTGTCCAAGTTTATACCAGTCATAGACGTCACTGACATGTATTTTAGCTGTGCCAGCTGGCCAGGGAATAAGTTTATTACCCTTTGTGTGTTCTACTTCACCTTGTTCATCTTCTTTGATCTTCGTTGTCTTTTTAACTGGCAGCGGATATTTCTCACAGGCTTGTTTAACTGTGTCAAAGTATGTTAGTCCAGCAACTTTAGCTTTAGGATCAGTACCACTGGCATGATAGAAAGCAACTTTATCATCAGCACGAGCCGCATCACGTAATGCTGTAGCACTGCTTACTCTGGGACTGGGTACGTGAGTAATCTGTGCAAACTTGTAATAACCGTGACTGCCTTCTACGCCATTGTATTGATTTAATAACTTACCACTCCAAGCCCAGTCAGTGTCATCAGTAATATAAGCAACTGTGGCGCCTTCGTTCTTACGCAACTTTTTAAAGATGTAAGCGGCTAATGTTAATACGCTTTGTTCAGCTACAATATGTCCTTGAATAGGAGGATAAATCTCAGCCATCCAAGCAGATTTTTGTTGAAATGTAAGTGGATCATTGGGACCCAGTGTACTGGGATTAGTTCCTATGAACCAATTTTTACCTGCTTGTTCAACTGCTCGCCATACTTCTATATGACCCTGGTGAGCAGGATTAAATCTGCCAAAGGCAAAGGCAACTGTGGCGCCTTCTGCTTCTAATATTAATTGTTTTGTTTTCATTGTGGTGTCCAACGCTTTCTCGGTACGAACTTTACGTTACCGAATTTTTTATTTCCATCTGCATAACGCACACGACCTTCGCCGTTAGTATCCCAAATGTCTGATTTAGGTCCTGACTCTATTTGGTCAATGACCGTGTCTTTTAACATTTGTATAGCACGAACAATTTTGAATATCTCATCTAGGACATTGCCCTGTGCTGTGTTTAATTCTTTGATCTTTGCTTGCTTAGGTGCGCTAACTTTGGCAGCCATCCACTGAAAGAAATGCTGTGCGCTGACATCGTCTAGTTGTTTAGCTTTGGCACTTTGGTTAACATAGTTATAAATGATTTGTTTTAAATCACTTAATCCAGCAGTACCTTGTAAGAATGTATCTACTTGACGAGCATGTTGTTTAATGTGTTGTTCTACTTGTTGTATCTTTGTATTATCAACTTTAACTGGTGCTACGTTGTATATTGGGCCAAGTACAATCAACTTTGGATTAGCGTTAAATGCTGTAAAGTCTTTGATAGGAATCTGTGCGTTATCAGGAGCACCGTGTTCTGTAAAGTAAGCATGACCAACAACCATGACTTCTGCCTGCGCAATACGTTTACCCAGCTCACTGTCTGCTCTAACATGATAACAAGTTTGACTCTTAGGGTTTGGACAGAAAGTATAAACTCCGTCTTTTAATTCAGGAGGTGTTAGGAATAATGCATCAGCATAAACATAGTAAGTGCTATTACCATCTAACTGTTCAGGAGTAGCAGGAACAAATAATGATGCTAGGCTAGCAAACTTATCAGCAAACTGTTGACGTGCGGCTACTTCTTCAGGTGTCGTTGCCTTACCCGTGCTCATAATATACTTACCGACGTCCTCGCCACTTTGAGGTAATACACCCTTGCCCCACTGTGCATGTCCATGTGGAGGAACGATTTGTCCATTTTCACGTCCCCAATAAATCTGTGGATTACCATCCCACTTCATACGAACACTACCACTGCCCTGCTCCGTGTTCATATCTTTTAAATGTTCCAGTGCTTCTATTGTACCAGCACTGCCATAGAAGAATACAAGATCTTCTAAGTGATTGAAAGCACGACCCAGTTTAGGATCTACAGCTTCCATTAAATCTAATAATTCTAATAATCTCATAGTCGGTTTAACATATTACGGAACCATTCGTTAGTACCGACTTTACTTTCTTGCTTAACTTCTTTCCAGTTAGGATCTGCTTTGCCACGTGCTAATAACTCTGCGGCTTGTTGTTGAGGTAAAGCCGCTAAAATACTTTCTACACTGCCCAATACTGTGGCATCTGCACGACCTGTTAATATCTCTGCTATCTTTGCCAAATCATCTGTGACAAAGTCAGCTTTTTTACCTGTCGCAGGATCACGTGCAAATAGACCCTGCCAAGCACTCCACATATAGCCTTTGTCCTTGGCTAAAAATGCCATGAGTAATTGTTTGTTTACGCCTTTATAAGGACTGCCCTGTGGAATACTATGTGTATGAAACTTGGCAACTTGCAGTGCATTAGCAGTTACCATAATATCTACTTGATGATGTTCACTGCCAACTGGAACGTTTACGTGAACATTAATACCTGTTTGAGCTGTTTCCAAGCCCTTGCCTTTGATATAATCGTTTAACGCCTTACGAGCAGTTTTTGCGTCCTTGGCTTTAAAGTAATGCATTACTGCGCCTTCATCGGCAAGTACGTCCATGTCACCACTTTGTTTACCTGGCTTAGGTGTAGCGGCACTGCCTACAGGTATAACTTCAATACCTGTACCACGCAATGCGCTGTTAACTGTTTTTAGAATAGCTGGTACATCTTTGTGGTCAAACGGTGTTGCATTAGCAAAGACATTACCACCTTCGTTTAAAATCATTATGACTCCAATATTTTATATTATTTACCTGATTTAAATCATTTAATGTTCGTGGAAAAGCCCCTTGCGGGGCTTTTTGATTTGTTACTATTAGAAGTAGAACTGATACCAAGTAGGAATACTGTTAATTACACCAGCATAGACCCAAGTAACTGGATTACCAGCATTTTGTCCACCTAAGTCAATGTACATAAAATCATATGTTCCACCTTGACCAAACACCACTGATCCCAATGATCCTTGTGCCATTGTCTGTGCTCGTTGACCTGTAGCAGGTTTAAAGATTACCTTCTGTGCGCCATCAACAGTAGAGGCAGTACCTGTACCAGAACCTACGCCTGTTGCAACAAAACTAACACCCATGCCATTATACTGAGCACCAATACTAGTCCAATCTGTGTTGCCACTGCTTATGATAGTATAAGTTTTGCCAATGACAAATGAACCAGCATTGACGATAGTAGTTTGATTAACCATTGGAACACTGAACACATCGCCTACAGTTGGATTTGCAGGAAATTCAATTACCAAATAGTTATTGCTGTTAATTTTACTATCGTTGATCCATAGATTTTTTGTGTTAGGTGTTATTTGCTTACCATATGCTGTTTCAGAGGTTAATGTGATTGTAGTATATGTATTATTCCAATCATAGAACGCATCCATAGTACCAGTTAGTATGTACTCTGTCCAGTCGCCTACTACAGTGTTAGACAATACTGTTACACCATTGTAAGGTAACATACCAGAACCACTTGGATTACCTGGGACCCATGTTAGTGTACCAGAACCGTTGTTGTTTAAGTAACCGCTGGCATCAGCAGGTAATGTTGTTCCGCCACCACCTAATACACTAGCACCAGTACTGTCAACAATGTCACCACCTGCTGGCAATGCTAAAACTCCAGTGTCTCTGAATTCAAAACTCTTGCCACCTGGAGTATTGTCCATGTCTGTGGTAACAGTCACACCACTTTGTGTAAGTTGAACTTGACTGAAGTGTATGTCGTTCATATTACTCACAGCCTTGATAGTGATATTACCAGCGCCACCAGCGTTCATAGCAATGATATTGATGTCAGCATCAAAGGTGTTAATGTTACCCGGGATTCTGAATTCACCGTTGCTTTCAAAACGCCACTGATTCTGACCATTACCTGCTTCGATTTGAACACGATCGTAGTCCATTTCCATTCTAGTCTTGACAGTACCAGCGTCATCTTCAATGGCCAAGTCTAGTCTATAGTTATTTTCACCCGGATCTTGAACAACAAGTCTTAAGTCAGTGTCGACATTTTGAACAATGTTGCCACCCGGAGCCCAGCCACTGCTGCCACCACTTAATACGCTGGTACCGTTGCTGTCGACAATATCGCCGCCGCTTGGTAATTGTAGCTTACCGTCTGATTTAAAGAACCAAGTATGTTCTCCATCGTTGGTTTCTATGTTGATACTGCCGTTACTAGATCTATTCGAAAGTCTAAATATGTCATTGGCATACATTCTAATGTCATCTTGTACATCAACTCTAAAATCAGTGCCGTCAATTTCAACATAAGATGTAGTACCTTGATTAATTGTGATTTGAACGTTGTCAATGTTTAGTGGACCACTAACTGCTGATTCATTGACAAATAACGTAGGTGCCTGTGGCATACCAGGTGTATTTGAGCCACCGTATGTTACAGTATACCACGTACCGCTGACTTGTACTTCTATAACGCTGACATCGGTTAATGCCCAGATAGCATCATAGATAGGTTGCGTAGGATCGTTGAATGTAATCCCAGTACCATCCCATACTGCTGTAGAATAATCACCGCCCTGTGGAGTGAAATTATAAGAAGCTGTTTGAGTAAGAGATTGACTTTGTAGTCTTACTGTGTTATCTTCAGGATTACTTAAAGTACCGTAACTAAAAACAACGTCACCAGTGCTGGCACTGCCGCCACCTAATACACTTGTACCATTACTGTCTTTAATATCACCACCCGCCGGTAATGTTAAGTGACCATCTGTACCAAAACGCCATACACTGACTGTGCCTTGGTTAAGACTAGAACCAATTTCAACACCTTGCTGAGAATATGAAGAACTAGGCAATTTAACATAGTTGTAGTCATCACCAAAGTATAAATCTGAACTACCTTCTTGACCTGCAGGACGCATGATGTGGAAGTGTGTTGGACCACCTGGTTCTGGCAATGCGCCAAACTCTAAATTACCACGACTTGTAACCATAGTAACAACACCATCAGTGCCTACGCTAACTGAATATGTAGGACCTTCTGGATCTGTGTTTGTAATTTCATTGGTAGGACTAGAGCTGCCACCCAATACTGAGTTTCCTGCGATGTCGACAATATCGCCACCTGGTGGTAATTGTATATTACCATTGGAGGCAAACAGCCAGTTATGCGTTACACCTTCCCCTACAGCATTACCTGTTGTGATCAATATATTTTTACTTTGATTATAGTTAAGAGTTACAAAGTTTACATCACCTTCAAAGTTTTGCCAAGCTAATGAGCCAGATCCTGTTCCGAGAGTTTGTAATCGTAAGTTCTTGTCTAAATCTGATTGGATGGTTGATCCTACATGAACAGCACTTCCATCAAGTTGTTTAGAAATACTTAATCCAGCAGGTGTAGTTAAAGTACCATTTGAATCTAATACAACTTCTGCGGCTCCGTTGACTAATCTATCTTCCTCTGCTCGCTCGCCTTGCGGGCCTTGTGGTCCTGTATCACCTGTTGCTCCTTGCGGACCTGTGGTTAATGTTGGTTTGTTAGTTAAATCATTATAATCGCCACTAAAAAATGCAGGTTTGTTAGTTATTTTACTCCAGGGCATTGAATTGATAGTCACCAATCCACCAGAAGTCATAGTAACATCAGTGTTATTAGTTACAGTATAGTCAGGTACTGTGGCGACGTCAACTCGCTCAAGTATCATCCAAACACTTTCCTGCTCATCGGGAGTAAATTCTCCTATGGCTAATATAGTGGTAGTTAATTGTATGTACTGTACAAGTGCATCTAAATCTGACTGACTCATTACAGAGCCTTTGTCAAATGTTTTTATAAAGAAATCTGCGCCCAGTGCGCCAAAGTTATCAGTAGACATGAAATATTCCTAAGTTAATTAAAAATATTTATCTAATACTTTAGTCGCGACTAACCATATGTTCGACGACTTTATTATGTGCTACGCACATTTGCTTCTTCATACTTCGTATTCGAAGCAATATTTCTATTCTTTTTATGGTTCTGAAATATAGTCTAATACTGATGTAATATTTCGTAGATTCAAGTCATAATTTGCCGTTGACCAGCAAAAGATGAAAACATTTCGTGAGTTCCGTTTCCATACTGTATTGATGAGATTTGTTAAAAACAACAGAGGCGGTTGACCTGTACCCCTTACTCAAGATTTGACTGTCAGCGGTAATATTCACAATCCCATACAGCGAAATTGTAAATATCTGCGGTTGTATCTGTTTCACAGAGCCGCAATCTTTTAGAACCTTTCGTTAGTTCCTGACGTACACAACCTAAGACTCCGACGGCACAGCACAACCTGTACAGCCTCAATAGG